CGGTTGTTATACAAGTGCGTCATCAGCAGCAATCCCGCTTGTTTGATGACCTTGTACGATGCCAGTGGGTTTGCCACGGTTGAGTACTCCACGATGATTGGAGCAGTCATTACTGTGTTCACATCAGTTGGCAAATTGTTAACCACCACTTTGTTGCCAGAGGCATCGTAGTAATAGCTTGTGTTTACCAAAGTCTGAAACACTGGAGGGAACGCATCATTCCAATAACCCACGGAGCCAATCGTGACACCCGGCAGGTTTGCCGTTGCGTTCTGGCTCACCTCTGGCAAGTCAAGGCTGATAGGTGACGCTACAAGGCTTTCAGAGCCGTACCAGACGCGATAAGTCACAGGGAAGATGGACATACCCAAGTAATCTTCAATCGCCTGTCTGGTGGCGATTTCAAGCATCGTCAGGTATGTGTCCTGACTGGTGTCATCAAACAAGTTGATTTGATTTCTGACTTCAGTCAGTGTCAACCAAGCAGAAGAACTATCACGGGCAATCTGCTCAACTTTTGCATAGTTGAACGGATTGCGCGTTTGTGCGCCAAATGGAGCAGCGTATTGATAGTTATCAAAGCTCATGTTTAAGTCTCGATAGAACGAACACCAGCAAAAACGTCACGCACAGTGCTTACCATGCGCTTTTCAGCATACATGGTCACAAAACCGGGCGTTGTCTGTTCCATTGCCTGAACGGTCATTTCTTCCACATCAGCGATGGTCATGAAACGAGGCCAGTTTGCAAGGTACATCGACTTGCAGCCAACAGTGCCAGTTGCGTCCAAGTATGGGTTTGGAATCACAGGGAAACCAAACACATGGAGCAGTGAACCAGCTTCAGCGGAGCCAACGTCAATGAACGAGTAGCCGCCACCACCGTGAGCATAGTTACGCAACGTCTGGATGGCTGTTGGGTGCATCATCCAAGCAGTACCGGGCATAGACCAGTATTGCGCTGGCAAGGCATTCGCCATAGCAGACAAGGTTTCAGCCTCAAGGCCACCAGTGTTGTTGTAACCAACGGTAGCCAAGGTGTGCAAGCCGTTTGTGATGGCTGTGCCGCTTGTACCAAAAGCAGCAGTTGCACCAGCAGCGCCGGGGTAGCTGTTCAGGCCACGCAAGCCGTCAGTGCCACCAGTCGATGTGGTGGTCGAACCCGCTTGGTCATTGTTCAGGCCGCACGATGCGCCTTCAAGCTGTGCAAATTCCATCATCAGGTCTTCAACCAACTCGTCTTGCAGACCGTTGACATCAGACAGCACAGCCGAGCGAACAGGCATTTGTGCGGTAATCACGCGAGTTGGCAATTGCCAAATGCTTGTGTTGATGTTTGGAGAACCACTGTTGGGGGTGATTGTGTAGCCCCAAGGGTTTGTGCTGTTGGCAGCGTTACCAGTCTTGGCAACAAACTGAACAGCGGAATTACCGGGGACTTTGATGTTTCGTGCGCCTTGGCGAAACGGGTTGGCATATCGCAAAGCAGCAAATGCCTCATCAAAGTGAGTGCGACCACCGACATTCAAGCCTGAACCAGTGATGGCAGATGCCTCGCGCAAGTCAATCGTGACTCTATCGCCAGTTTCCAAAGTTTGCTTAATTCCAGTCAGGATGCGTTCGGTAATGGTCATAACAGTTCCTAAATTATTGGCACAAAAAGGAGGGGCAGTTACGCCCCTCCGTTTTATCAGGTAGCTGTACCTGTCGAGCGATAGCGCACCAGTGCGTTTGGATCGCGAACCGATGTTGCCAGACGCTTCTCACCAAAGAAGGTGATGAAACCGGGCAATGTCTGGTCGTAGCGGCGCATAACCATGTTCAAACGATCAATGATGGTGTGACCACGGCTCCAGTCACCAAAGTACATTGGGTACAGGCTGTTAGTGCCAGCAGTGCCAGTTGTAGCTTGGCTTGGGTTGTCCAAGTACTTGTTCATCACCACATCAAAGCCGAGCATTTGACCAATGATGCCATCGGGGTTCAACGACTCAGTAGAGTTGAAGATTGGACGGCCATTGGTGTCTTGCAGACCACGGATGGCTTGAGCCAAGATTGGGCTGACCATGAACTTGGCGTTGGTGGTCCAATACTGCTGTGGCAAAGCGTAGATCGTGTTGATAACGTCTTTGTACTGGATGTTGTTAGCACCCACAGTGTTGGCGTTGGTGGTGATCTGGTCGTAAGTAGCCAGCGAGTGCAGACCGCTTGTAGAGCCAGTGCCAGAAGTGCCAAAGGCAGCAACAGACGATGTACCACCAGTGTAGGTAGCGTTAGAACCAGCGTACTGATCCAGACCACGCAGACCGTTTGTGCCACCGTAGGGGTTGCTCACGGATTGTGCGGCTTGGTCGTTGTTCTGGATCATCGACAGGGCTTCGCTCTGAGCGAACGAGGCCAACATATCGTCAACCACAACAGCTTCCAGACCATCAATGTCGTCCAGAGCAGCGGTACGGATTGGGAACTGCACGTTCAAGTCTTGCAGAACCAATTGCCAGATGCTGGTGTCTTCAGTGGTGGCTGCGCCGTTGTTCTGGATCGCATAGCCCCATGCTTCACCGGGGTTGCCCGTGCGCACGCGAAACTGGTACGAGGAACCGTCAGTAGCCACAGTGCGCGAGATGCCACGCATTGGGTTCATCAGACGCAGAGCAGTGAAAGTTGGATCGTAGCCAGTACGACCACCCTTGCCATCACCGCCAGCGGTCAAAGCAGAGGCTTCTTTCAGGTACGCATCCATTTGGCTTTCGTCTGCAAAGATTTGCAGTTCTTTTTCCAAGCGGCTGTTGCCTTTGTAGAACTGGCTCAGTTGCTCACGCACCGAACGGTTCACATCTTGACGAACAGTCTTCGCAGGAGCGCGAATGAACTCAGGCATCTGGATAGAAGCAACTTTGGCTTCCAGAGCAGCAACCTTTTCGGCCATTTCAGCTTTGACAGCCTCAACAGCAGCGGGGATTTTTGCTTCAACAGCAGCAACGGCATCGGCTTGTTTAGCTTCGATGGCGTCCAATTTTTCGATGATTTCTTTAGACATGATTCAACCTTTAAGTCGTTTGTCGAGGAGTTTAAGAAGTTCACGTTGCTCAAGAGCCGCGAGAATTTCTGCTTCGGTTGCCTCCGCATCAGAATCACTCTGAGTTGGCGCATTTTCAATAGGCACTTCAACAGCATCACGCTGTTCAATCACCGTCTTGAACACAGATGCGGCGGCAACCGACATCTGCTTGGACAGACCTGCATCCCGCAGGGCTTCTTCCAATACTTTCAAATCAGCAGAACCATCAGCACGGAAATACTCCAGCTTCTTGATTTCTGCCTTCATGTTATTTGGGTGCATGACCACGCTGGTTTCACGCAGACCACCTTTGGTAATTTGGAAATAACCAGACTCATATGGGTCATCAGAACCAATGGTCATTGCTTCGCCATCTTCCTTGACCCACTGATATTCTTCAGCATAAGCGCCAACAGAAACCCCACCAAACATATTGGGGGATTCCTTCATCACTTGGTAAAGATCAGAACCAGTTGTGGTGTTGAGATACAGGCGACCAGAAGCGTTCATGCCTTCGTCATCCATTTCAATGCTTGTCCACTCACCAACAGGGATGGCATCAGCATTGTGGTTGACATACATGGGCAGTGGCCGACCAGATGCGGCAAACTCTTTGGCCCATTGCATAAAGCCTTCTGGCTTGTAGAAGAATTTACGACCATCTTGACCTTCTCTTGGTCCCCAAGTCGTAATGCGAGCTTCAATCTGTCCAGACGGTTCGCCGTTGTCGGCTTTCTCGTTGAGATTCAGCTTGGCTTCGCAGATTAGATTCAATGTCTTCATTGATTGCCCCTAAAGCAATGGATTGGTTATTGTCCTGTATTTTAGGGGGTTGCCCTAATAGTACAGGCAACTTTTTGGTAGGCCGCTTGACCTGTTTGGCTAATGCTAACAGATATTGTGTATCAGTACGCATTTTTAATCAAGTCTTCGAGCCAATGTTCATTTTCTTGGTTTGGTTTCCACCACCGCCACCAGTATCTTGGGCACTTGAGCCGGGCACAGGTTCAGCAGGTTTGGCATCCTTGACCAACTCATCACCACCTTCCATAGAAGGCAGATTCATGTAGTTACGGGCTTCGTTGGGTGTCATTATTCCACCTTTTACGCCAGCAGTCGCAAAGTTCATCTGGTCCAGCGGCGCACCCTTCAGGAAATCCTTGGTATCAAACTCAACACACAAAGAAGGGTAACCCTCCAGCAAATGCTGCGTCAACTTCTGTTGGATGTTGACGATTGTGGGATACATGGTGGTCTTGTAGAACTCGTCCAAAGCCGTTTGGCTGTTGTTGAACTTTCCGTCATGGATGCCAATCATGGAAGGCGGCACACCAAACAAACCGCAGATGCGGCGCATAGTCTGCAACTTCAAAGCGGCAGCATCAGCGTCTTGCAGCGTCAGCATTTCCACAGTCTGGTACTTCATGCCTTGGTCAAGCAGCATACCCTGACCCGGCTTGCTTGGATCGCTGGCTTTGCTGCCTGTCATGTTGTTCCACGCCTCTTTCAGACGGGCTGCAATCTCTTTGTACTTGCCGTCAGGAATGACCTGATCCGTCACAAACATGCCAGAGGGCTTCGCACCGTTCTGCATGACAAAGTTGGCGTACAGGTCGATGTCTTGGTCAAGGCCGACCAGTTCAGTCGCCAAGATTGCCTTGTTGAAACCAGCAGAACCCTGCCACGCCATTTCCTTGCCGTGCATGACTTGGAAATACTTGAACTCATGGTCCTTGTTGAAACCATAGCTTGGCGTAGACAGTCGGAATGTCGGATAACGGGTAGGCGTGATGTTCACCGCAATCAGCGTTGAATCCAGCACATACATTTCCAGCGGAGTTTCGGTGGAACTGTTCTGGTCTTTCCTCCACCACAAGGTAAAGGCTTCGCCAGACAACTCGTACCACATCAGCCACTGATACCAGAACTCATACTTGCTCTGGAAGTTGTTGGGATTGCCCAGCAGCTTGGCAACTTGCTTGGCTTTGGCCCTATCTCGCGCACCAACACCTTCACCACGGATGGCATCAACGGTTTTGCCGTCTGCTGTCTCGCAGCAAATCTTGATTGGCAACTGCGCCAAAGCCCGAGCCTTGACACCCACACACGACATGATTGTGCTGTTTCTGGTCAAAACAGACATGTCCACAGGGCGACCTGCGGTAGTTGTGCTGGCAGTCGTTACATAGAGGATTTGGGTGTTAACACCAGCACGTTTGTCACTGCCCTGATAAACAATGTTGTTGCCCAAAGCCGTTTGGCCGAACAATGTATTGCTCTCAGACTGAGTGTTTTTACGCTTGAAAATGTCAAGAATTGCCATGATTTCCCCTCAATTTCCTACACTTTACCACTCCAACGACCTAAAGCCAAATGATTCGCTGACAAATACGTTATCCAAATGGCAGTGCAAGGCCATAATCATCGCAATAATGCCGTCAACCTTGGCGCTTGGGTCGGCTTCGTTCTTGCGGACCTTTACGTTTCCGTTCACATCAATGTAAACCTCGCAGTTTCCAAGCTGCCATCCCACAAAAGGGTTGCCTTCGTGCTTGATGGCCTTCTTCAGGATAAGCTGCTCAGTGGTCTTTGACGGGTTCGACAACACAGCCATGCCCTGACCAACTTTCTTCACAGGCAAGCCGTCAGCGTACAGGTTCGCCACCAAAGCAGCGGCGTTGTACGGGTCATAGCCGATTTCTTTGACATCAAACTTCTCGCACTGCTGCTTGATGAACGATTCAATCTCGTTGAGGTCCGTCACGTTGCCGGGTGTCAGCCGCAGAATGCCAGACCTGTGCGCTTCCATGTAAACAGACTTGTAATGGTTTGGCACAAAGTCCAAAGATTCCTCCGGCAAGAAGAATTGGAACTGAGCATAGAAATCTTCTTCGGCATATCGGTGCAAAGTCACCACCGCATTCAAGTCACGGGTGTGCGCCAAGTCAAAGCCAATAAAAGTGGACTCTGGCTTGTCAGTTGGTATCTTGTCCACAGACTCATCCCAATACCTACGGTCCACCCACGCACTGTTGGCCGACACATAGATGTTGAGTTGCTTGCACAGGAACTCGTTTAGGGACGCTGGCTTGGCCGCAGCTTCTTCAGCCATCTGCGAGATGTGCTGTGTTGTGACCGAAACCCCAAGCATGGGATTTGCTTTGCCCCAGACAGCAGGATCAGCCCAATTATCTCCGGGGTCGATGCTATAAAGAAGACCAAACCAGCGATGGCTGTCAGCAGCAGCGCCACGCAGCACGTTGCGAAAGTGAGACAAGTCCTCATAGAACTTGGTTTCCTTGGTGAAGCTGGCAGTTGTCAGGTACATCCGCAGCGGGTTCTTTCGAGCGCCCATACCCGAGTGCAACACTTCAATGGACTGCCTCTCAGTAATCTGAGCAGCCTCGTCAATCATGGCGCAAGACGGGTTCTTGCCGTCACCAGTCTTCCTGTTTTCCCGTGACAGCGCCCGGTAAGTGGAAGTCGAGTCGCCAGCCTTTTTCAGTTCGCTACGGTAAGCAATGAACTTGGCTCCCAACTCAGGCTTCATCGCCTCAACAATCGCCTTGGACGAATCAAAGCAAATACTCGCCTGATCCCTGTTGGTAGCCAGAGTAAACACTTCAGCGCCAGCATCACCAAACTGCAACTCATACAGCGCAATGATGGACGCAATGGTTGTCTTGCCAGACTTTCGAGGCACGAACAAAATGACATCAGTGACATAGCGATATGTGTGGTCTTTCCTGTCCCTGAACCCGTAGATAGCCGCCAAGTACATGACCTGAAACGGCTGAAGCTCAATGGATTTCCCGGCATCCGGGCCTTTGACATGGCGACAGAACTTGACGAATTTGAGGATGTGTTCAGCCTTGGCAGGGACAAACTCGTAAGGCGCATCCTTACGTTCGACCATATCCAAGAACCGTTGGCAAGCTAGTTTGACATCTTCACACGCCTGAATGTCACCCCTAGTTACCGCTACCGCATACTCAAACGCAGGGTTAAGCAGTGGCGAATAGCTCATCTACGTCACTCACTTTTGCCTTCAACTTTGGACGGCCACGGGCAACCAAGCCCAACTCGGCCAGCATCTTGATAGCCTTGTCGGCCATCTCAGTGCGAATCTTGAACCAAGGGCTTGCCGCCTCACCAGAGTTATATTGATACAAATGTCCCATTTCTCGGATGTTTATTTCAGCGGTCAGCAAACTGTCTACAGTAATAACCAACGAACCAACCAACAGTTCGTCAGATGCCGTGAGTGTGCCTGTCGATGCTTCGACTTCAGCACGAATGGCAGTTTCAAACGCAGCCCTGTCCCAAGTGGAAGGATCGTTTAAGTAGCCAAGAATATGCCTAGCTTTTTTTGTCATACATTCCTCTTGTTAGATGGTGCATCCTATATGCAATTTTCTTTTTGCGAAAATATAGGCTTCGTGAGCTTGCTCAACTGTGTCAAAGTAACCAATGTGACGCTGTTTTCCTTCTGTAGTAATAACAGCCCTCCATTTCCTATGATTCTTTTCTCTTGAAACCCCAAGGACACCGCAAGATTTGTTGTGACTTGGCGCAGCTTTTTGATTTTCCATATTGACCATAGTACTGACATCTCGCAAATTTTCAATACGGTTGTCAGTCACAACACCATTGATGTGGTCAATGTAATGTTTGGGCCACTCGCCATAAACATACAGCCAAGCAAGCCTATGCCCTCTATAAACAGAACCATCAACGCCAATTAACACATAGCCTTTAATTGATGGCGAACCAGCAACATCGCCAACGTGAACCCTTTTGCTGTTTGCAATCTTCCATTTGAACAATCCAGTTTCAGGGTCATAGTCAAGCAATTGCTTCAATCTGTTTTGCGTAAGATTTGAATTCATATTTACCTCTCATGCTAAATATACCAGAAATACCAAGTTCTTACACCCCCCTCTGACTTTGTATTCCTACGCACATGAC